GCTATCTATCATTCTCGAGGAGGGATTTCCCCCTCTAACACCTCTCAAAGATGAGAGGGCTCCATTCGCCAGGTATATTCGGCGAAATGAGGGCAGTAGTCAGGCAATTAGCCCAACGGCTCACATCCTTTACGGGAATGAGTCGCTCCTGGTTTTAAAGCCAGGGACCAAAGCTCTCCCACTGCTGACTAACAGGTCTTACGACCTGATAAGCGATACGACGGCGGGGCTTGTTTATACCCAGCTCTGCATCGCTACCTCTCACCACTAGCTGATCGATGAAGTCTTGAACGTCATCGGCGTTTTCAGAGCCAGAGAAAACCCTGGACCTGCGATCCAGCTCATAAAGAGCTTTCAGCAACATGGGTGAGTCATCCGCTAGGAACGTTGACGATCTCTCGACAACGCCCATACACTTCCAACCCTCGAATTGATGAGGTGCCCTTTTAGGGGCACATTCATCAAAATCGCCTATTAAGGCGATATCACCGAGATTATCCGGGATACGAGGAGACCTCCAAAAGGAGGGCAGCTTAGAAACTAAGGCTGCATGAAGTGGCGCAAACCTGGCATCAAGGCCCCAAGCCATTCCCTTACGGGCATGGCGACGGACCGAGTTTGCTAGCCAGATTATACGCTGTGGATTCTCTACACTCTTGCGAATGTAGAAAGGTGTCACGTCGAACCCAGAGAAATAATGCTTACCGCACGATTCTCTGAACTGGCCCGTAGCGAAGCTCTTTTTCTCGTTAACGGAAAATCCGCAATAAGATAGGAGGTTGACCACAGGTTCGTAGATGCTAACGGGGATTATTAAATCATCCCCGTAAACAGCTATTCGACGATCGCTCTCCGATGAGTAATCAAGAACGGTCGAGATAAGGGCCCAAAAAATGAGGCTCTCTAGCTCGAATGTAAAACCGTTCCCCATCGAAGAGACCTTCTGGTATGTGATAACATCTCCAGAAGGTAAGATCCCCTTAGGACTACGGCATAGCTCAATAGCCGCAAACCAATCAGGAGGCATTACTTCACGGACAAGCTGCAAAGCAACTGTGTCGGAAGCTGACGACAAATCAATAGTCGCCAAAGTGCCGTCTCGTGATCCACTCTCAGCCAATCTCTGGTTAAGGGTTTGATCATCGAGGTCAACACCAACGCGCTTTAACCGACGACGGATTACTCCGCCGAGGCCTTTCTGAAGAAACATATTCAGATCAGGCTCCTTCGCAATGACGCGATCGGTCTTAGCATTCTTCGGTACAGTAGTAACATGGTTACCCGGCACAATTTCGAACAGGTCATACGGAGTGTAAAACTCCGCGGCTTGCCGGAACTGTGTATCGGATATATCGCTTGGAAGACCCGCCAGGCTAGCAAACCACCTGGGTCTGCGCAAAACTGCGCAGAAAGCGAGAACCATGCTTTCCCTTGTCACATGGGGCCGAGAGGCCCCTAATTTGAAGTAGGCGTCACCGCAGGTGCGTCTCAGGGAAGTAGTACTCCCTGGGCCGAAACCGAAGTGCCGTTCTGCCTCGTCCCAAGAGAATGGGCCGAGGAGTCGCTCTATTTTTCGCCTCATCGAGTACAACATCGATGAAGCCGACACAGTTGTTGATGCTGTGCCGTAGGCGCGAGTAAGACGAGAATTCGTCTCAGAACAGACCTGCTCGGACTCTCTGAACTTCGAGATAGCAACTGCTACTCGATCGATGCCAAGATCCCATTCAGGGAATTTTGACATTAGCTCTGCGACAAGATAATCATCGCGGAACTCAGAAGCGTCACTATAAGCCGAAGGATCGACTCTTAATGACACAACAGACTTAAAATCGCCTCTTTCGAGGAGATCGGAGGCCTGTTTTCCGAAGCTGGTACCGAGCCCCTTAAAGAGGGCATCGGCACTTGAGGTTGCCAAATCGTTATAGTGACGGTACATGCCCCGAGAAGGGCACAAACGCTGGATACCCATGGAGAAATCCTATATTTGGGTTTACGAGCAATCCTCTTACGAGGACGAGATGGACCTCGGGGGTTCATAATTCCCCCGGTGGTTTAATACACGTGCTCAAGATCCCGGACCAATGCGGTAACAACAGCATCGGCCAGGAAATTCCTGAGATACGCAAGACCATCTTTTCGCTCGGCCAGCGTCGACGACGTAGGAACAAGTACTTCAACATTCGCACGAAAGGTACGCAAAAGCGTTCCTTCCGGGATGTTGACGTCGGTACCGTCAGCAAGAGTTGGCACGGCCACACCGAAAAACATGCGGTTGACCTTCTGCCCGTTGGCAGGATCGCGATTAGCAGCAGTCAACGTGGGGTAACCCGCGGGGACGCCACCAATCCGATCTGCATAAGTCGCAGTATCAACGTCGATTTTCACCGGGCTGAAACTGTGAGGAACGGGAGTGCTTTGACCATCATTGATGGTAATAGTGCCAAAAGCAGGCATATGCTTCTCCTGAAAGGGAGCTAACGGAAAATCGCAGTAGCTAAGAGTGCTAAAGCATTCCCAACGTGCTGCGCGCTGAACGGGTTTTTTATACCCGGGAAGTGTGGTAATGGAGAATCGAGATAAATACGACGCTCCATAGAAGTATACGACCAATTAAAGCCGCTACCTCCTTGAACGGTGATTGCAGGGTTATTGCTAACCGCGTAACCACCACTTTCGTTGACTTTTCTGACGAAACTCCTGCTTCCGGATAGGAAATCCCACCCAGTAGCAGCTCCGAGGCTACTAAGCCACCCCCCAATAGGGAGGAACCAGTCGACCACGAAAGAGTACGGAAGCCGTTCCCAAACTATCTCAGCAGGGTTCAACAAGCCCAGCTGAGAAAGCGATGCAAGATACGGATTTCTCAAGAGGTAGTCCAATCGGACAAAACACATCTGAGAAACCTTACCGGTAACAGGGACGTAAACGTCACCTGAATAGTCCGAGGTTTTACGCCACTTAATCGGCGTATCAACTCGGGCTTTACCGATACATGAGGCGTGAAAAGGACGGGCCTGCGTGTCTTTCGACAGCTGGTCCATCGCGCCCTGTACGTCTTGCATCATCGGTCTCCACCCATATTGCACCTCAAGCCAGGCTTTTGGAACGCGGCCATTATGGCGGCCTTCCTGAACTTTGACTTGTTCCCATATCCTGGGATGGTGCTTACCTCTAAACGCGTTCACAGTCTTAGTGACGCGTTTCAACACTGACTCGACGAGTTCGGCAGTCTCCTTCGCTTCCGCGAAGGCTACTCCGAAGTTGACCTTTTGGTCAAGAAGCTGTTTTAAGGCTTTCGTCTCTGCCCGGCTGACCAAAGAGAGGTCATAATCAGGCAGTTCAGTGTGAGAGGCGGTCCAACCAGCACCGTCGGCAAAAAGAATACCGCCACGGTCGTTTGGATCTTCCCAATTATTATGAACAAAAATTGGGTGAGTGGGGACGGGGTTGGCTTTCAAGACATTCCGATCCCAAAGTGTTGGCTGACGCCAGCGCCCGGGACCCACATCGCCTTTAGCGGTAGCGGGTTTCTCATCAGCGAACCATCTGGTCAACGTGACGCCGGTTTGGTCATTCGACGTCATATTTCCATCGTAATCATACGTGGAAATGCTAGTAGCCGTAAGGCTCCTATCGTTGATTGAATGTGCTGGGAGAGTCATCGGAAGCTCCAGTAGTAATTCGGCCAGGACGGCCTGTTAGTCCCACTCAGTACCACACTGAGTAGCACGAGGGGCAGCAAGAAGGTGACGACAAAAGTCTTCACCTTCTTCAGCCGTATACGACGCATACTGCCCACCCCCTTGATAAAGATCAGGGGTGAAGTAGACTGAATCGTTCTCGGCCAAGTCCATGGCCAACACAAATTGGTTATTCATGGAACCCTCCAAGTGCTATTAAGGGACTACGTAGTGACTAGCTACAGAAATGTAGCGAGCTAGATGCTCACAAAGCATCTAAGCAGTGACCCCGAAAGGGGTC